CCATTTATTTTCTCCTCCTATTCATGAACTCCTTCTGATATAGTTTTAAGTTCTTCTTCTAATTGGTCAGATAATTTGTCAACTATTCCATCTATGTCCATATCTTTATTGATATTGTTATTATTGGTCATATTTATTGTTAATGGAACTGTTGTAAATCTGTTTATTGTATCTCTTTCTGCTAAATCAATTAAATATTTCAAATCTTCATCTGTGATTTCAGCAGTATTGTCTGCTATCTTACCCGTTTTGTCAGCAATATCACCTACTGTTCCAGGAAGATCTTTTGAATAATCATCTGCAAGCAAATCTCCTACATTAGAAACTGCATTTCCTATACTTCCTTTTAAATTGTTTATCCAATCATTTCTGTGTGCAACTCTATCACTTCTAGTATTATCATATTCTATTGCTTTATTGCTTATAGCACTTGCTCCTGCTGTCAAATGAGCACTAAATTGGGCTTTCATATCATTAATTTTTTCTACTGTTCCATCCATTTGACTTGCCATATCTTGCAATTTTTGATTTCTATCAATTACTTTATTAGTAACTCCCTTAGCAAAATTATCAGCAAATGATGCAGATTCTACTGTATCAATTTTAACACCAGGAATCTTATTTAATAATTTAATAATCCCATTTACTATCCATAAAACACCATTATATAAACCTTGGAATATTGCTAATATTCCAGTAACAACTAATTCAATTCCTGTTTGAAATGAATACCAAGCTCCCATCATTCCTAAAATTGCAGTCTGTATTCCTAACCATAAATACATAACAGCTAATTGCAATCCATACCAAACTGTTTGAATTCCAAGTCCAGCGACCATTATTCCAAGTCTTAATGCATCCCAAATGTATAAAATTGCATTTGCAACTTTATCATTCGTAAACCATAAATATACTAAAACTGCGATTAAAGCCACTATTAAAATCACAACCCATGTTATTGGATTTGCTAATAATGCAGTATTAAATCCAGTTTGTGCAACTGTTGCTTGTGCCGTAGCAACTGCTAAAGCATATTCTCCACTTGTTGCAAGTAATAATGGATTAACATTTGCTAATAATGCAGTAGCTTGCTTATACAATTGTATTTCATGTAAAAATTCAAGTCCTGTTGATATACCAACTGCAACATCATGTATTGCTAAAATTGCGTTATAGGTTGCAAAAGCTGCAACAATTCCTGTAATAATTGGAGCTATTACTGACCAATTATTTTTTATAAATATTCCAATTTGTTGTACTAATTTATAAACAGGTTGTAAAATTTTAATCAGCATTCCAATATCGTTTCCTATCCTTTTTAAAACACGTTCTGTTGTTGTTCCAAAGTTTGCTATCATTGTTTGTAAATTTGGAAGACCAATTGAATTTAATGCAGAGTTAGTACTATCAATCATTGATGTTATTCCTCTGGTTATTGCTGATTTCATATTCTCTATTGATGTTGCAAAACCACCAGTTGCATTTCTTGCTTGCTCTTCTAGCGTTTGAAATCCTGCAACACTTTCGTTATTCATTTTTACCATTGTTTCCATAAATTGATTCATTGACACCTTACCATTACGCAAAGCATCTCCCAATTTATCTGCTGAAACATAACCCATAGCCTGTGCAACCTGATTTAGCTGTGCAGGCATTGCCACCATTGCAGTTCTCCATTCAACCATATCTGGTTTACCTTTTGCATAAGATTGAGATAATTGTTCCAATGCTGATTGCTGATCTTGTGTACTTCCACCACCAGCAAGAATTGCATTATTTAATGCTAAAAACATTTGAGTACTTTTGCCAATATTTCCATTTGCACTAGTAAACCTTTGTACAGAACTAACTGCATCATTTAAGGTTGTAGGCAAACCTTTTAACTTTTCTGATAAAATAGCCATTGAAGCATTAGCTTTGTCCGTACTTATTCCCAAATTAGACATAACTTTTGGATAATTATTTAATGTATCCATTCTTGAAATTGCATTTCCAGTTTGACTTGTAATCAATGAAAGTGCTTTTGAAAATATGCTAAAACCAGTTAGTGCTTTGAATAAATTTGTCGCAGAAATTTTACCATTATCAAGTGCACTATTAAAATTTTCCTGTGCAATTGTATTTTGATTAATCATATCATCAACATCAAAAGAACTTCTATTAATATTAGCTTTTATATCAATTCCAATTTTATTATTTTGCAATAATTCATTTAATTGATTTTGTAATTTTGCTACTTTCAAACTTGCACTTGAAGTTTCTATTACTGCTGGATGATTTTTCATATTATCAATTTGTGTTTGTATATTTAATATTCTACCTTTTAAAGTATTTATTTTATTCAAAGATGCAGTTGATACATTAGTTGTAATATCATTTTTATTAACAGATGCTATTTGTTGTTCTATTCTTTGAATATCTCCATCAAATGTGTCAGAATATACTTTAGATTCTGGTGAAATCGTTTTTGAATTTATATTTTGAATTCTTTGTTCTATTTTATTTGCACCATTTTCAAAATTACTTGTCTCAATGCTTGCAGGTATAACAACATTTGATACTGATGGAACATTAGCTTGAATATTTGAGATATTAGGTTTTTTATCTATCGTTGGTATTGAGTTAGATACATTTGAAGTATCAACTAGCTTTGATGATATGTTAGGTATATCATTGACTACTTGATTGAATTCTTGTACAGCAACCTGAGCCTGTTCTATTTCTTCTCTAGCTAAATTAATTGATGAACCTATATTATCAATTGATTTGGTGTTTATATCTGAACTTATAACATTATTCAAATTTTCACATGCCTTTAAAGTTGCATCCATTGCGTTTAATATAGTGTTGAAAGCAGGAGTCATTTTATCAGTAATACCTATAACCGTTCTTATTGTTGCCATATGTTTCCTCCTTACCTCTCAAAAGGATAATTATTTATTTTTGATTTTAGAAGCTTCTTCTTTTTCATCATCAACTCTTTTTTGAATTGATGCAATAACAAACGCTTTTTCTTTGAAACTTAAGTTCAAATATTCATGTGGTAATATATGAAGTTTTTGAAGGCAATAGTGTGCATAAACAGAATCACTATCGCCTTCCATAATTAGTTTTTTGCTTCTTCTACTGCCTCTTCAATGCTATATCCATTTATTTCTTGAATTTTAGCCATTAAATCATCATATTCCCCTGGTTTCAACAAATGTCCTTTTAATAATTTAATAGGATTCATTTCTTTATAGAAGTCTTGCAATTTTGCATCATGTAAGTCAGGATATACTATACATTTATCAGCTAAAAGCTCTAAATACTTACTAGAATCAAATTCTTGTTTTAGTTTTCTTCCTATTTGTGTTTGCTTATAGCATCCTTTTCTTAATTCATCGTTTTCTTCTGCTGTAATACTTTTAAGTATCCATTTTTCAACATTTCCATCTTTGTCCTTAAATCTATTAGAAGCAACATATTCAACCTCAATTGGCTTGTCTTCAATCATAAAACTTTCTAAACTCATAATTTCTTATCCTCTTTTCTATTTTTATTATTCCATACCAGGTAATTCTTTGAATGTTTCTGGTACCTCGAAATCTTCGTATGTAAAGTTAACTTCTTGTTCTAGGTTATCTCCATCAACATCAAAGCTTGCTAAAACTCCATCATCCAGATTACATCCTTTAAGTATTACTGTTTGTCCTTCGGCAGCAGATGTTGGATCATAATTTCTACATTGAATATCAAAATATGTATCATTACCCGTATTTTTATATTTCTCTAAAAGTTTATCGAATATTGATGTTGTGTGATAAATTGTCATCTTTCCTGTGCCTTTCCAGCCAGTAGATTTATTTCCTGCACCAGTTTTGCCAAGAATATTAACTTCTTTTTTAGTTTTTTCAACCTTAGCTTCTAAATCTTTTGCTTGCATTAAAAGGTATCTTCTACCTTCGATTGTTGCATAGCATTCTGCTAATTTTGCGCTTATTACATCCTTTGCATTCATTGTTACAGCCATTTTAAATTCCTCCTTATACACAAAAAGAGCAAAACATTAAAGTTTGCTCTTTTCTTAATATTTTATTTATTATTCTACAACAACAGTCATATACAATTTTTCCATTGCATTTATAATTTGAACTGCTGTATTTATAGTTACTGATTTCTTATCATTTCCTTCTGCAACAGAAATATCTTCTGATTTAAAGTTCTCTATTGCTTGCATTGTTTGATAATCATTAAATAGTGAAACGATATCATTCCATAAAGAAGTACGACCTGCATCATTATTTGGTATTTTTCCAATATATTTAGAATTAAATATACTAGCAACATCAGTAGCAATTTGGTCGATTACTCTTATTGTTTGGTTTGATTTAAATTCTTCGCCTTTATCAGTATTAGTTGAAACTAAACTATTAATATCAACTAGAACTCTTATTTCATCTCCTACTTTATGAAGTACTAAATTTCCTGCATCAATAGAAGCTTCAAGTTGTTCTTGAGTATAATCAGCAGATGGTGTGTATTCTCCATCATATGTTTTGTTAGTGTTTGATTTATTTATTTCACATCCTGCAATTATTCCAGTTACCCAGTAAATTAAACCTGTATCACTCTCTTTTGCTGGTGTAGTTAGATTTACAACACCTTCATAATCTGCTGGATTGTTATATACAACAACTTGAAATTTAATTCCATGGTCCTCTCTTAATCTCTTTGCATATTGAACATATAAATTTGATATTGATGTTTCACTTGAAGTACAACCTATTGCATTTACAGAATATGATTCAAGAGCATCCAAGAATGCTTGATGTGACTCTCCTGTAACACTTCCATTTGTGCCACCTGATAAATTAACACCTGCTGTAACAGCTAATGTTTGAATATTGAATGTTACAAAATCATTTTCAACTAATTCACTAGCAGTAGCAACTGTTTGTTTATCAACTTCTTTTGTTCCTAAATATGTATAAACATCAAATTTCTTTTCATCATCAACATTTTTAGAAATAACAATTTTTAAATCATTACCTCTTGTTCCACTACATTTTGCAGTAGCATAGTTTGCATTTTTAGCAGCAACACCAGAATTTAATCTATAAAAATATGCTTTTTTAGCATTTTTGAATAAATCTCTAATGCCTTTTAATTTTTCATCTGAATAATCATATCCAAATATCTTTAAAGAATGTTTTATAAATTCATCTGATGTAACAGATATAATTTCTTTGTCTTTTCCCCAGTCTAACTCAAGTGCCATTGCAGCAACTCCTCTATCTCCCATTGTAGCAGATGC